TCACGTTAAGGATACTTTGCCTGATTACAGCGATGAAATTTTGAAGATTGGAATTGATTTCAACGTAGATAATACAAATGCTGTTGTATGTGTGCGGGACGGAAATAAGTTAGTCATAATAGACGAAATTGTTAAAGCCCACGACACTGACGCACTAGCACAGGAAATCGTAAGGCGTTACCCAAATCGTAAAATTCAGGTATTTCCCGATGCTTCAGGTTCGCAACGTTCGACAAACGCAAACGCCTCTAGGACAGATATATCCATACTCCAATCTTACGGCTTTGAAAACATGTCGCCCCGCTCGAACCCCGCAATCAAAGATCGAGTCCAGACTTTGCAAAATCTTCTCTGTAACTCCAAAGGGGAATCACGCTTGGAGGTTGGCTCCCGTTGCGGAAGGGTGATCGAGTGCCTTGAGCTGCAATCATGGGATGAGAAAACGCAACAACCTGACAAGTTAAATGGTTTCGATCACATGAATGACGCATTAGGATACTGTGTATATCGAGAGTTCTCTATTCTGTATGCCCGTGCGGGTAGCAGAACAGGAATTAGAATTTATTAAGTGAGGCTTTCCCCGTGACTTTCAGCGCATACAGCGGATATAGAGAAAACAGAAAGCCAGCGGAAGCGCGTGTTGTTGAGGTTAATGATCCGAATCAGCAATGGACAAACATGCAACCTCATTGGGGTTTAATCGAAACTATTATTCAGGGAACGTATGAGATAAGAAGCAAGCATCGCAAATATTTACCACAGGAGGAACGTGAAACGGATCAAAGTTATGATGCAAGACTTAGCAGAAGTGTCCTTTCTCCTTATTTCATCAGAATCGAGAGAATGTTGGCGGGTATGTTGACCCGCAAGCCTGTTCAATTAAATGACACTCCAGACGACATAAGGGAACAGCTTTTTGATGTAGATCTTAGTGGTAATGATCTAAATATCTGGACTTACGAAACTAGCCGTAAGCTTTTGCGCTATGGCCATGTTGGCGTTCTTGTTGACGCGCCTGCTTTAGAGACTGAAGAAGGTAGACCATATTGGGTGACTTATAGTCCGAGGGATATCATCGGGTGGAAGACTGAGAAGAAAGAAGGTAAAGATTTCTTGACTCAGTTGCGTTTAGTCGAACGGGTTTTAGTTGAGGATGGTTTATATGGTGTTAAGGAGGTTGAACAAATCAGGGTGTTAACGCCTGGATCTTTTGAGATTCATCGAAAGAACAAGGACGGTGATTTTAAGATTGAGGAGCAAGGTACAACGACATTAGATGTAATTCCTTTTGCTGTTGCTTATTCAAACAAGATCGGGTATTTGGAGTCGCGTCCGCCGATGAGTGATATTGGTGAATTGAATTTGAAGCATTATCAGATCCAGAGTGATTATGACAATATTTTGCATTGCGCTGCTGTGCCAATGCTCTCGATATTCGGGATGCCGCCAAGTGATAGTGAAATTAGTGCAGGCCCAGGGGAGGCTTTTGCAATGCCAGCGGAGGCAAGAATTGAATATATAGAGCCAGCTGGTAATAGTTTTTCAGCACAGCAGGAACGTTTAAAAGAAATAGCATCACAAATAAACGAATTAGGTCTCGCCGCCATCCTTGGGCAGAAATTGTCTGCCGAGACCGCCACTTCTAAAGCCATCGACCGCTCTCAATCGGATGCAACTATGCTTGTTGTCGCTCAACAGGTGCAGGATTTAATTGATAACTGTCTAAGATTTCATGCTGATTATTTAGGACTTGAAGGCGGTAGTTGTTACGTCAATCGCGACTTTATGGCAGCGCGTCTTGACCCTCAAGAGATTGGCAGCTTGCTTCAACTTTATACAGCAGGGACCATTTCAAAAGAGACATTATTAACCATGCTTTCACAGGGCGAGGTCTTGCCTGATGAATTTGACGTTGAGGAAGAATTAGCTGCAACAGAAGGAGCTTTATTAGATCCATCACCCGTTGAGATAGCGGAAGAACCTGCCGAAGTAGAGGAGTAAAAAATGGCCGACCCTAGTGGAACGCCATCAAGTGTTTTTAAACACGCTATTAATTTGAATCGTTACGAGACAGGCGTAGCGAAAAAACTGATGATTACTTATAACCGCATTTTGGTTGATGCAACGAAGGAATTGCAGTCGATGGGCGACAAGGCTTATTCGTCTTCTTATAGAGCCAAGAGGTTGAGGCAGATTATCGGATCTTTAAAAACAAGCCTTGATGGTTGGGCTGGTGATGCGACGAAATTTATGACGAAGGATCTTGATGAGTTAGCAAAAATAGAAAGTGAATTTGCTTTAGCTCAATTACTTCAGGAGATACCCGATGCTGATGGTCTTGTTCGAGAATTAGAGATTAGTCCTCAATTTGCAAAAGCTGTTGTAACGAAAGACCCAACAGAATTGAACCTTGTCACGACGGAGGCGGGTGATGCCTTGACGGGTAAAGGCGTTTATAAATTGACTGCAAAACAAGGAACACCAATGGTCTTGCCTAATGGCGACACTGTGGAAAAAGCTTTTAGGGGTATTGCTAATACATCAGCGCAGAAATTCAGAATGACTGTGCAAACTGGGATGTTAACGGGATTGTCTACAGATAAGATTGTCCGTCAAATAATTGGGACACAGGATAAGTTTAACTTTGAAGGAATGGAGTTTGGCCGAGGCCAGAAGGCAAGTGCTAGAGCAATTGCATTAGCGGGAGGTAAAGACGGCACTCGTTTGGCAAATAATCAAATAATGACGCTCGTAAGAACAAGCGTTAACCAAGTTTCAAACACTGCAAGCCAAGAGACATATAAGGCAAACTCAGAAATTACTAAAAAATATAGATACGTGGCAACGCTCGACAGTAATACAACTCTTTTATGCGCCTCAAAAGATGGGAAGTTATTTGATTATGAAGAGGGACCGATGCCGCCGTTGCATTTCAATTGCAGGTCAACAACTGTTCCTGTTATTGATTGGGACGGATTAGAAAAAGACTATGGGATTATTGCACCTGACAAGGTAGAGGGAGTCGGGCAAGCAAAGAGAGCAAGTAAAGATGGGCCTGTCCCTGCAAATGAAAAATATGGCGATTGGTTATATAGCAAAAGGGTCAAGGATGGAAGAAAAGTTCTACCTGGAGTCGAGCAGGTTGACGCGCTTGGATATGATAAAGCCGTTTATTTTAATCGCTTGGCGGCTAGATATAAAGATCCGAACAAGGCAATTGTTAGCTTGGTAAGGGAGGACGGAACAGAGAAGACGTTAGTTGATTTAAGGCGTGATTATAAATTGAAGAAAGTTGATAAAGCTATTAAGGTCGCGACTAAGGCAATAAAAGAGAAGTTGCCGTCTGTTGAGCAATTACAAGTAATAGCTTCTGCCGCAAAAATAAAGCCGCAAGATATCCAGCAAACATTTGATTTAATGGACAAGATGGAAGGTGTTGCGGGTGAGAACGCTCGGAAATTACGTCAGTTCACAGAGAAGAAAGGGGTTGCGGCCATCTGGTCTACGGGTAGAGAAGCAACTGTCAGCAGAGCGAAGAGTGAGAAGGGGATGGCTTTTATCCTTGACAATCCTTTTTTAAGAGAAGCTACGAAGAAGGCTGATAAGACAGTCTTCGGCAAGGAATACAGAGATATTTTTGCAGAAAGAGTTAGCAGAGGCGGCCCAGGATACGCGGCTAAAGCGTATTTCACGATGTATAAACAAAGTAAAGGCGTTAAAGGTTTTACATTTAGGGAAGGCTCTAACCATATTGTTATTCGTAGGGATAGCAAGACTATTGGTGTAACAAAAGCGAGCCAGTTAGGGAAGATAAGAAAGAGCGTAAAAGATGTAATTACCAAGAGATTTGAAGGTGGCCGGTTCAATTTGGATAGGAGTTCTGGCGGTCAGTTGAGATATACAGAACCAGAAATCACATGGCTGACAACTTATATTCACGAAATGGGTCATCAGGTTCATTTCGCCGCAAAAGAATTGTCTTATGAGAAGTTTTTTGAAGGAGCTGAGAGAATATGGAAACCTAGCGTGTATGGTGGATCAGATAACCTGGAAAGGTTTGCAGAGACTTTCGTGCAGTATGTTTTAGCACCTGATAGTCTTAGAGAAGCCTCACCTGAAGCGTACAAATGGGTTGACACAGCCATGACAAAAGCATTGAAAGCGGTATGACATTAATGGAACAAGCGGTTGAAGCTGCTGTCACTTTCCCCGCTAACAAAAACGCCCCCAAAGAAGTAAAGGAGATCTTTGCCAAAGCGAAAGGCAGAGAGAAGGATGACATTGCGTCAACGGTGGAGATTCTTATGGTTAGATCAGGAGGGAAGAAAGAATTACTATCTATTATCGAGCGTTATTGGGAATAGCAAAGTTTAACCGTAACGGGTAAACTATCCTTAACGTTTAATTTAGGGTCATGGCTCGTAGATATGTAAGGGATAAAGCAGGTCGTTTTGCGCCTAAAGGAGGAGGCAGCAAAGGCAAAGGCGGCAAGATGGGAAAGTCTGCTAAGAACTTGAAAGCAAGGGCGGCTTATAAGAACCAGTCAGGGAAGTTAAGGGAAGCAAAGAAAATGGCAGGCGGAAAGATGACTAAGAGTGGAGGATCTAGAGAGCAAAAATTCTGGAATAAACAGTTAGGCGGCGCGAAGTCAGGAATGACCCGTGTAACTAATAGGCTTACAAATAAGAGAGCAGCAAAAGCGAAACCCTCGCCTAAGAGAGAAAAGGCTTTGACTAGATCTAGGGCTTTGGCTACGGAAAGAAAACTTCAGAAGAAGAATTTAGCTTCAGTAAAGAAGGCAAAGGCGACAAGAGCAAAAACCGCAGCAACTAAAAAGACCGCAGTAACTAAAAAGGCCGCAGCAAAGAAGGCAACAGCAGCAAAGAAAAAGGTAGCCGCAAAGAAAAAAACTTACGGAGGTCTAACACCTAAGCAGCAATATAAAGCAGCTAGAAGTAAGGCCCGTGCAGCCAAATCAGGTTATGCACAAGACAGGGGTCAAGGGTATGACAGGGCTGGCAAAGCTTCAGGTAAGGGAAAAGTAAAAAGATCTATGAAGTTGCCTGGTAGTGATTCAGCAAGAGGCGTTGGTTCAGCTAAGGCTCAGGTGACAAAGCTACAGAAGAAGTTCAGAAAAGGAGTCACTCAAGGCAAAGGTTACGGATTATCTAAGAAAGGACAGAAAGCGAAGTCTAAATTCAGAGATTTAAAGAGACAAAGAGGCGGCGTAACTAAAGGACGGGGAACAATCGCCCAAAGGAAGAAGGGGCTTAATTACAGAACTACTCAACAAGCCTTCGGGATGAAGGTTAAAAAGCCAGTAAGCAAGGCGGCTCAGAAGTATATCGGTAAGCGTAATGTTGAAGCGTCTAGGGTTTCGAGTTCTAGGGGTAAAGGCAGCAAGGCGAAAAGACGGGCTAGCCAGCAAAGGAGAGGTTCAGCCGCTACAAAGAGAGATCGTATCTTGAGAACGGCTGAGAAAAATCTAAGAAAGAGTGGTGGGATTAAGAGCGCATCTTTTGATAGGAGAAGAAGACGCTACAAGCAGGCGGAAGATATTATGACTAAGGCAATGGGTGGAAGTACAGCTTGGAAAAACTTCTAATCGTCAGCAATAAAATCGTCTAGCGTTTCAAGGTCTTCCATAACATCAGCCCAAAAACCAGGGACTAAAAGGATGTCATCTTGGTTATCAGCTTTACCTAGTGTAATAACGTCGGCCATTGCGTTCCCTGTTACGACATAGACCATTGTTTCGTTTCCTTCACCGTCAACATCAGGAACGGATGATAACAATTGCTTTAGTTGACGAACAGTGAAGCCGTCTTCTTCAATGATTGGGGTAGGCATGGGGTTGTTTTTATTGATTCTCTGCTAACTTAATAGAAAACTA